AGGGCCTTACTCGTTTACCTTCAAGGTTTTGGCGAGTGCTGATATCCGCGTCTATGTCGGCTCGACACTCAAAACGGTCACTACACATTATACGACGAGTTTGAATGCTGATGGCACGGGCAGCGTCACCTTTACTAGCGGCAACGCGCCGGCAACTTCCACCATTGTCACCATTGAAAGCAATCAGGCGATTGAACGAACGTCCGACTACACAACGGGCGGCGATTTCAAGGCGACCAGCATCAACGATGATCTCGACAGGCTGGCGATCAATGACCAGCAGCTTGAGACGGCCATATCCCGGAATATTCAGCTTCCGGTGAATGTCAATCGCACAACGAGCGGCACGGGTGTTAGTGGCCCGTTGGAATTTCCGTATGACGATACCGTGGCGAATAATGCCAGCAAGGTAATTGTGTTTGACACCGCCGGCACGGGGCTGGTAGCCACTCAGGCTATCGGCGAATATCAGGGCAACTGGGCTGCGAGCACCGACTATGTGCTGCGTGACATCGTCAAGGATACGGACAACAACAGCATCTATATTTGCGTCACTGCACACACCTCGACCGGATCGGTGCCGCTATCGACCAACACAGATTCGGCCAAGTGGTCGTTGATCGTTGACGCGGCCAGCGCGACAACATCCGCCACTGCTGCGGCGACATCTGCCCAACTCGCAGACGACTGGGCCGTCAAAACCAGCGGTATAGTAGAAAGCTCAGAATACTCTGCAAAAGCCTATGCGTTGGGTGGCACCGGCGTGACGGATACGTCAGGTAAAGGTTCGGCGAAAGAATGGGCGACAGAGACAAGCGGCACGGTCGATACCTCCGAGTATAGCTCCAAAGAGTATGCAGTCGGCACGCAAGCATCGACTGGCGGCTCGGCTAAGTCTTGGGCGCAAGACACTGACCAAGTTAATGGCGCGTCAACCAACGACCGTTCCGCGCAGAACTGGGCGCAGGGCGCGAGTATGACTGGCGCGACGCTGGGCGGCTCGGCGAAGGACTGGGCACAAGTTACCGGCGGCACGGTCGATGGCACCAATTACGCCGCGAAGGAATGGGCGCTGGGGACGACCGTGGCTGACGGCTCGGCGAAAGACTGGGCAGTCCTTGCCGAAGACAGCGCGGTCACAGGGTCCAGCTATTCCGCGCTGCATCACGCCGCGAAGGCGGCAGCTAGCGCCACCACGGCCTCGACGCAAGCGACGAACGCTGCGACATCAGCAACTTCATCAACCACACAGGCCAGCAATGCCTCAACCTCCGCCAGCGCGGCATCGGCTTCCGAGACAGCGGCAAGCGTTTCAGAAACCGCAGCCGCGAGCGCGGCCAGTGCAGTCGGCCTGTCATTCACGTTTGACTCGTCCACCACAATGGCCGATCCCGGCACGGGCGACTTCAGGCTGAACCATGCCACCGTCGCCTCGGTTTCCGCCATAGCCCTGGACGCGACGAGCGCCGATACCGGCAATCCAGATGTCTCTGACTTCGTCGCAACTTGGGATGACTCGACTTCGACACTGAATGGCCACCTCATCTTGAAAAAGAAGGGTACGCCCGCCACATTCGCGATCTACACGGTCGGCGCGGTGACCGATAACACGGGCTGGCTTCAAGTGGCGCTAAATCATGTTGACTCTAACGGATCGTGGAGCGCCGCCGATGTCGGCTATCTCCAGTTCATTCGGATTGGTGACAAGGGGGACACCGGGTCCACCGGGTCCACCGGATCGACTGGCGCCACGGGCAACAGTGCTGGCTTGCTTATGGCGTGGGAAAGCACGACCACCGACACAGATCAGGGCGCTGGCAAGGTGTGGCTCAATCATGGCACGCCCAGCTCTGCCACTGTTGTCTACATGGATGATGTTGAGGCCGGTGGGGCCAGCATTAACGCACTCGTTGACACCTGGGATGACAGCACCACGACGGCGCTGCGCGGCACGATCTCGATTTACAAAAACTCAGCGCCTGAGAACTTCCACATTTTCAATGTGACTGGCGCGGTTACCAGTGCTTCGACGTACTCGAAAATCGCCTCAACATTCGTTCAATCGGCCGGCACGATAAGCGACGGCGATGCAGTCTCCGTGCAGTTTCAGCGCAGCGGAGACACCGGGGCATCCGGCCCCGGTTCAGGCGATCTACTCGCATCAAACAATCTGAGTGATGTGTCAAACGCAGCCACTAGCTTTGGAAATCTAAAACAAACGGCCACTACGACAGCGACGGGCGTGTCTGAATTGGCGACGACCGCCGAGACGGTGACGGGAACCGACACTGGCCGTGTTGTCACGCCAGCCGGTTTGCATGGCGCGTTGGCGGGATTAACAGATACAACTATTACCGCAGCCGACACAATAATCTTTGCCGATGCCACAGATTCTCAGGCGCTAAAAGAGGACACAGTGCAGGGAATCATCGACTTGGCTGGCGCGTGGTCGGTCGTGGCGACAAGCGAGGGGTCAGACGTTAGCGGCATCACCCTCACCGGGATTGATTCAACTTGCGACACATGGGTAGTAATGATTAGCGATCTCAGGGTTGCAACCGATGAGGATGAGGTAGCCATGCGTTTCGGGACATCTGGCGGTATTGAAACAGGCTCCGATTCTTATCGATACTGTCACTTTGGTTGTCATAGTGATGCCACTTCAGGCTCCAACACAGTTGCATATCTTTACACCTCCGACGGAACAGAATCCTACATGCAAATCGCCTACCGAGTTGGATCAGACGTTCGGGAGGGAATGGGGGCAATTCTGCACATTCATGTCCCTGCTGATTCAACCATGCGGCCAAATTTTTCAGGAACCCACAGCGCAGTCGATGCTGATCAATTGACCCGAGGTGGTAGTTGCCACGGTTCATTAGCCACAACGTCGAGTTTCGCTTTAGACAGAATTAATATTTATGGTTTAGCGGGTAACATATCTGGTCGAGTTACACTATACAAAATTGCTCATGCTTAATATAAAGTTGCTCACGAATAGGAGAATATAAATGGCAAATGATTTTCAAATGGTTAACGGTGATCGTATTCAACTTACAGATGAAGAACAAGCTGCAGTGAATGCTGAAAGAAATCACTACAAAACTGTTATAAAGCCAGCCAATCAATTTTCTGATTTGCGAAGACAGAGAAATCAGTTGCTATCGGAAACAGATTATTTGTTCGGGTCAGATGTACCCTTGATGTTAGATGAGAAAACTCAGGAGTGGCGCACCTATCGTCAGGCGCTGCGCGATCTTCCCGCCAACACGCCAAATCCTGCCAATGTTTCATGGCCGATGATGCCGACGCGAAAGCAGTAGTCGTGGCAAAAAAGCAGGCGCTGAGAGATTTGCCAGCGACCTTCGATCTCAGCGGCGCGATTACTGGCGATGAACTTGACGCGCTCTGGCCCAACGAATTGCCAGACCGTGGCGATGACTGATCGTGGCGATGACTGATCGAATCGAAATCCGCGACGAGGCGCGGATCACGGCGATGGCCTGGGAGCTTGCGCGCGTCCACCGCGAGAACATCGATCTCCGCGCTGCGCTTATCAGTGTGAGAAAAGATTGTGAAATTTATCAGCGAATGACTCAGACAAGCAACGTGGACGATGAAATTAAAATAGGAGGCACCGCATGATGTTTTTTCTCCCCTTTTTAATGGCAGCGGTAATCGCCTTTTCGATCCCGGCTGTCGCGGCTCAACAGGCAGAAGCCGTGCCGGTCGCGGAACACGAGCAGATGCTCTATCCGACTGTTTTAGTTCGCCTGGGCGATGGCACGGGCAGCGGCACGGTGATTTATTCCGCCCAGAACGCGGCGGGCGAGTATGAGAGTTATGTTCTCACAAATTATCATGTGATCAGAAATTATGTGAAGCTCACAAAAATTTGGGATAGCGAAAAAAAGGAGCATGTGGAAACGGAGACCCGGCGCCCGGTTAATGTAGACCTCTGGGAATACAACAACTACAGTTCCGCCGTTGGGACAATCGGTCGGCTGGCTAATATAGTCGCCTACGACAAATCGCGTGATTTGGCATTGCTGATGATCGAGGACCGGGAGCGCCCGATGCCCTACGTCGCCGCACTCTATCCAGAGGGTGCCGATGACGGCCCCTGGATTTTTCAGCAGGTCTTTGCCGTGGGCGCGGGCCTGGGCAAACCGCCGTTTCCAACCGTTGGCGTCCTGGCTGGATATGGCCGAGATCAGGACGGCAACGCGCTGTATCTGGCATCAGCGCCGATAATTTTCGGTAATTCTGGCGGCTCACTTTACGTCTTCAGCCCGCCGCGTGGTCAATTTGAACTGATCGGCGTCCCGTCGATGGTGTCGGCCTACGGATGGGGCAATGTCGTGTCGCACATGGGCTGGAGTCGCCCGATCAGCGAACTGAGGATTTTCCTGCGTGCCGCCGGGTACGGCGAGAGGATTCTCGGCGACGAGCCGGAGGTGGACAATGCCGACGTTAAGTGAATGCGAAAATTGTCGCGTTAACATCGCGTCGCTTGAGGCGACGGTAAGCGGCATGTCTGATCGACTGAATGCTGTCGAAAAAAACCAACTTGAACTAATTGAACTCGCCAGTTTCGGCAAGGGTAGCTTGCGCGCCATCCTCCTGATGGGTGTCGGGCTGGGCGGATTGGCCGGGTTGGCCGTAGCGATTAAATCCTGGATGAACTGAGGAGAAAATTATGAACTGGATATTGGAACGAGCGAAAGAACGCTCGACTTGGATGGGCCTGTTTTCGCTCGCCGGTGCGATCGGCCTGGGTTTTTCGCCGGAAAATAAAGAGATCATCATCACCGCTGCCGTAGCCGTCGTTGCGGCCATCGCTGCGATGACCAAAGATAATGCCCCACCTACAGCATCAGAATGATGCCGGCTTTTTTAGCTGTCCTCAAATTGCTTGGCGGCGTCCTCAAATTGCTGCCGATGGTTGGCGCCTACTTCGCCGGGAGAACGCATGTCTCGGCTAAGATTTCTCGACGCACAGCCAGGGCGAAAGCTCGTCAGGTTGAGATTGCTGCTCGTCCTCGCAGCAAGCCTGCTGATCTCGTTAAGCGGATGCGGGATGCTGACGGACAGTGATCCGTCAATTTGTCCACCGTACCCTGTCGCGGGCAACGCCGTCGCCGATGAAATCGAGGATAGGATGTTTCCGGCTGAGAATTATCCTGCCTTTTGGGGCTGGCTCAACCGCTTGGACGTACTGCGTGAGCAGTTAGAGTGAGTGGGAAAAGATGAGTTCGGGGAAATACACTCCCGACGAATGGCGCGGGTTATGCCAGGAGGCGCTTGATGCAGTTGCACTGACCGGCTCAAAAGCGGAAGCGTCGCGGCGCCTTAATATCCCCTGGGGTACGCTCCTCAATAGAGTACGAAAAGGAGAGGAGCTTGGTCTTACACCTACCGTCAAACCTGAGAGCAAAGAGTACACCCTTCCTCAGTTTGGCGAAGACGATATCTCGGCGCCTGAAATTCTTGACCATCTGGAAAAAAGGTTCGAGAAAAAATACCAGGCGCAGAAGGCGCAACACTGGTTTGAAATTAAAGTCAAGACCGACGCTCCGGCTGGGCTTGCTGTTGTAGGTGACCCGCATCTAGGACCAAACTGCAACATCAGTCTGCTTAGAAAAGATGTTGAAATTCTCAGCGGCACCGCCGGAATGATGGCGGTCAACATTGGTGACACAGCAGACAATTGGAGTACTGGGCGCCTGATCCAACTTTACAGCGAAGAGGATATCAGCCGCCCGACTGAGCAAAAACTGGCGCATTGGTATTTGCGCGACAGTGGTATTCCTTGGGTGCTGTGGCTGCACGGCAATCACGAGATGATGCACTCAGAATTTGCTACCTATTTGCGATCAATAAATGTACGCCAGATGCCGATGCTCGATTGGCGGGCGCGTTTCAAGCTCGTTTTTCCATCCGTTGAAATCAAGATCGACGCAGCCCACGACCACAAGGGCCATTCACAATTCAATCCGACACACGGCCAAAAGAAGGCGGCGCTCTGGGACGAGGACGCGGATATATATGTCGCTGGCCACCGGCATCTCTGGGCGCTGGGCCATGAGGAGATGGACGACGGGCGAGTTGTGTTTTTCGGCAGGGCGAGGGGATATAAATGGCTCGATAAATACGCGGTGCGTCATCAGTTCTATCAGCAAAAATATGGCGCGACGATCTTGTTTGTGATCGACCCGTTGGCGGAGACACCTGTCAGCCGCATTCACTCCTTCGTGGACCTTGAAGAAGGCGCAAAATTTTTATCCTGGAAACGTGAGAATGCTCAATCCTAACCAATTCCGTAATGAAATTATCCGCCCTGTTTTGACCATGCTTGACGGCCGGGACGGCAAATCATGGACCGGCGCAGCAGCGGAGGAGTTGTTACTTGGGACGGCGCTGGTGGAGAGTAATCTAACGTGGCTGGTACAGCATAGGGAGGGACCGGCGGTATCGGTGTTTCAGCTTGAGCCGGCCACAATTAAGGACATACAGGAAAATTTTATTCGTCATCGCCCGATGTTGCGCGAAGCGGTCGAACTAACGGCTGGTGTGTGGCCGATCATGCCGGGTGCTCTGAAGGGCAACCTCTACTTAGCTGCGATGATGTGCCGTATTCATTATCGCCGTGTTCCAGCGCCGTTACCAGAAGCCGGGGATGTTGGAGGACAGGCTAAATATTGGAAGAAATATTACAACACTACAAAAGGCAAAGGTACTGTCGGAAAATATAGAGAAGCGTGGAAACGGCGCGGCCAGTCCGGTTGACTTCGATCTCGCGTGGCCACTCTGTCCCAGTTGCGGTGAGCAGATCGTCCTGATTGTCGATCATGGCGAACAGCACTGTTCGGCGTGTGGCTTGCGTATTATCCTCGCGCCACTCAGTCGATAAGACTTACTGAATTTTGGTGGTGCTTGGTGTGATGAATATGGCCCTTGCGCTCAAGCACGGCGAGACGGTTCCAGATTGCGGTCTGGGATACATCAAAATGCTCCGCCATCTCCCTAATGCTTGGCGAGTAGCCGAGTCCGTCAAATAGGACGCGGAGCTTGCCCATGAACAGAGCCTGATCTCGACTCAGCCCTTGTTTCGGTTGCATGGGACGGTCGCAGGTGGGGCATTTATTCATTTTTTAGCCCCCAGTTTTTTGTTAGCTGCCAGCCGCCGTTGCTTGAGGTTCTTTTGCGTGTTCTCTGGCAGCGATTCGAGCGCCGATTTGTTGGCGATCTCAAAGTTTTTGAGCGCGGTCATTTTCTCGCGGCTCGTCAACACCTCGTCCTTCATAATCGACGACATCTGTAGCGTGTACTCCATTATCCACTCGTCCTCCTCGGTAAACACGATAGGCGCCTCCTGTTCGCCAAGCTCATTTTCAGGCCATGAAAGGACAATACCTCCTGTATTGCCCTTGGACGGCTCTGGAGGGGCATCTTCCGTTTCGGGTAGGTCACCACCAGAGGGTGCCGCGATGGCCGCTGTCTCGCCTTCAGGGGGCTTCTGAGGCGCATCAGCCTCCCAGACCACAGGTTGGGCGGCGGGGATGTCTGCCACCTCAGTTTCATCGAGAAGTCCCAGGCCACAAATCGAAAGTGTCACCCTTCGTTTCGCTTTTGTCATGGCCTTGGCGATGGCGTTTGCTTTTGCCTCGCCTCGGAGTCCAGCAATGGTGACTGCCCCCATGTCCTCGTCGGCGCGGCCATGTTTGTCCTTCGCCTGGACCGTCACAATATAGAGGCCATCAGCATCTTCTTTATCGACCACGCGGATTGAAACGCCATGGATTTTTCGCAACTGATCCGCACAATCCTTCCTGGCATACAACACCGTGCGGCCCTGGAGCTTGAGAAACTCGAAAGGCTTGGTCAGGGGGTTCAATCCCATTGAGTCGCAAAGGGCAGTGACATACTTCAGCCTTTCGCCCTGGTTTAGCTTGGCGAGATCGCCACCAATGATGACCTGTTCGACAGCTTCAATTGCCTGATTCATATCTTCCTCTCCTTAATCATCAGCGCCCGTGTCACAAATCCCTTCTTGGCTGGCACGGTTTTGGCTGGCTGATCCTTAAATTCGCGTGTGCCAAAATTGATTGTCGCGTCGGGCAAAATGACCTTCTCAGCGCCGCCGATGATTTGTTTAATCAGCAAAGATTCGCGCTCGATCAGTTCGTCGCACGATCTTTTGGTCCGTTTGGCGGTGATAATGTTATCGCTACTGTCGATCAGGTGTTGCCGCCCTTCGCGGGTGATGTGTTCAGCCTCATCTTCAGTCAAGTCGAGGGGTTCCGGGCGGCGGTTGCCGGGGATCATCCGGCTTGCCTCGCTGGAGGTCTGTGGCGGATAGTCGCTATCGTCCTCCATCTTTCTCCAGAACTCATTGACCCCATCACGGATTGCTTTGATGGTAGGCTCATGCCGGGGAATGATTGCTATGCGCCAGATCAAATCTGATCTCGCCAGTTCGGCGAGGACGGTAAGCTCACAATCCAAACAATCCATCTGAGCCTGACACTGGATAACGCGCAGCATGTTGTCGATGGAATCAGCCGGATAGCGGGGTATCTTGCATTCCCAATTGTTGCCGGCGGGAACGGGGAAATCCCGATATGTCCAATCCTCTTTGAATATACCATCCAGACTGGCTGTCATGTTACAGAACTCATTTTTATAGCCGACGAAAGGCTCCGCAACATCGGCGCCAAACTCCTCGTTGAACCAGTCCAGCGCGCCATCTTGAAAATAGTTTCCAGCTTTCATCGGCGGCGTCGGGTCATTTTCAATTGGTGTGCCGTCCCTGGCCGCGCGGTGTTTCGTTAAAATGTCGTTCCGGGTGGTGCCGTAATGGGCAATAAATTCGCCGTCGATTTCGACCAGCCAAGGCGTCTCTGACGCGCCAAGCTCATGTCCTGTTCGGGAGTGTTTCGCCATGTCAGCCTCCTATGAGGATGTAGCAAAGGAGGCCGATGGCAAAGATGGCCGTCATGCCGAGAACATCGCCGATGAGATGCAACCTCATTGGCTTATCCTCTCAAGCTGAGTGGCCTCGACATATGGGATGCGCGTCCCATCGTCGCATTCGACCTGATAGCGCAAAGGATCGCTATAAGTAGTACCGCTCACCCAGCCGGTGATAGGCTGATATGGCGGTAGCAGTTTTACTTGATCGCCGTGCTTGATTGCGTCCATTTTTCCCTCCAATGTTTTCGTCACACTAAGCCTTTGATGCCGCGCGACTTGTGCAATTCCCGTAGGGGTCGCCAACCTCCTCATAAGTCCCATATTTTCGCCATCTACTTCCAATTTTCGCCATACTTACGCGCAATTTACACTGTTTTTTCGTCACTTTCAACTTTTTGCGAGCGGCAAATGATCTCTGCTCCGACTCGGCCATCTCGATGTAGGTCTGAGCCTCACGAAGGTTCGCCCAGCCAAAAAAGGCACATAATTCGGGTGCCGTGACCCCGGAGTTTGCCATATTTGCACCCAAGCTGTTCCATTCGTTCCTCATTTTTTTGATTTCTGTCTATGCGCCAGTACATTTTTTACCGCCTGTGGGTGCCAACGCGATGAGGCGGTACTCTCATGTTGCTTCTTTTCGCCAGCATAGGTTTTGACGCCTCGCGCATTGAGGGCTTTGGCAATTCCGCGATAGGAGTGGATGCCGGCGGCTTCGATCTCGTCAATGACCGGGATGATCCGCAGGGCAAACTCCTTGCTATGCTTCTTCATTGCCCTGCTCCCCTTCGCCGCGTGTTGCGCAATATCTGGGTTGCCGAGCTTAACACCGCGCGCTTTGGCCTCGGCCAGCGCGGCCTTGGTGCGCTTGCGGGTGTTGGCGACCTCCAGATCCGCGACACTTGCCAAGATTCGCCAGAGGAATTTGGTGTTGTCAGCATCGGCCAACTCAGGGATGTCACAGGCCACGACAGCCACGCCGTGCCTCTCGCTATATTCAAGTATCCACTGAAGGAAGCTGAAATCGCGGGTAAGCCTGTCCATCTTGGCGATGATTAGGACGGCATGATCCTTGGAGCAGTCTTCAAGCGCCTGACGCAGAACGGGGCGGCGTAGCGTGGTGCGTCTACCCGATTCAACCTCTTTGCAGGTTGCGATCACCTCCAGGCCCATCTCCTTGGCCTTGGCGTTAGCGACCTTGGTTTGCGCGGCCAGCCCCAGCCCGGACGCACCCTGCTTTTTGGTGCTGACCCGGACATACAGGCGAGCTTGTGTCGGTTTGTATTTAAGATTTGCTAACATTCGGTGGCGTCCTCCCTGCACCTATAAAACCCGTATTAGATGGGTGTACCTAGCCGCAACCAACTGCGTCATTGAGTTCCTTGGCCAGCATTTCACGATTATTGACAACAATCTTTTCGATGTTCCAGTCAGGGCCATCGACTACTCTTTTAACGTCTTTCTTCAGCGCGAAGTATGTGCAATTCTCATAAGCATCACAGGTCACACGATAAACAATCATCTCGCGTCCTCCTTCCATAAAACCCCGATTAAATGGGTGTAGCTATTCCGTTTTAAATGCCTTGCGGCCAATTTTCTCCAGGGTGCTGTGCAGTTTGTCCTGGTCAACGCCAGCATCCGCTAGCCTATCCATCGCAGCGGTGTCTTCCATCAGGACCACGCCCACCGCGTACAAGTCTTGCGCCTCCGTCTTGTCGAGTTCGATTGTGATTCTTTCACTCATCTCGCGTCCTCCTGTTTCACCCAGTTTTCAATCGCTTGCTCCTGGCTGAACTCGATCAAATCATCCGCAATCTTTTCGCTCGGTGCCATGGCATATGTCGCGTGCATGACAACGGCGAGCAAACCAGCCAGCGCGGCGTCTTCACTTGCGCCGCTTTTGCCCAGTGCTTCAAGTGCGTCCAGACCAGCTTGATAGCCGGTTTGATAGGAATCATCCGTGTATGCTAACATATCGCGCCCTCCTTCACGTCCAGAGCGTCCCAGTTCCTGGCCTCAATTGTAATTGTTTTCGGGTCGTCGCCGATTATCACCTGGGTCGCGTCCCAGCTCCAAACGGGACCGATATTGGTGTCCGCAATGTCCTCGCCGCCGAACGTCGGCAACGCCGACCAGTCTAGCTGGCCGAATTTGGTGGGCGCGCCCCACAGGGTCTCATTGGTCAGATGCTCGTACAATTCGTGCAAATTCGCAGGGGTCGTTTCGTCGCTAATATATCGACTCATGTCGCGTCCTCCTTCATCTCCAGGATTGTGGTCAGATATTCGTCGATTGCCCGGATACCCTTCGTGCGTCATGTAACAACCTCCCAATTGATCCACCGGCCTGACGCTTTTTTGCGTCCTCCGTCGTCCAGTTCAATCCAATCACCAATTTTGGTGCCGGTAAATGGTCGTTCGCCCATTCGGCGCGGTTTTCTGCGTGATCCGCCCCAAATAGTGTATTCGCCGCACACCCTTATCGCTTCACATGGCGGTTTCTTGGCGGTTAATTCCGATTTGATTTTGTGCCGTTCCTCTGGCGTTAATTCATCCCAAAATTCCACCAGATCACGCGGATCAAAGAAGTCCGTTTCGTTAAACCATGTGCCGCCGGTATGGTGCCAATCGGCGCGGCGCCAATGGCCAGCCCTGGCGAGTGCCGTCGCGAGCGCCTTGGTTTCGCGCCACCCGGCGAACCGTAGCTCGGCAATGGTGATACGCGACAATGGGGACAGCCCGGAATTGTAGGCCGCAACGGCGCGGTTGCTCATTCCAGCAGCGAAATTGTAGCCGCTCATGCCGCGCCCCCCTTATCCGAATGACTTGCCCACCGCGCGTATTGCTTCCGGCCACGTTTGGCAAGTTCTGACGCCGCAAGCGTTTGTTGTGTAAATTGACTGCGCACCCTTGCCGCACTTTCCGGCGCGACATTGCAGCAAATTAACTCGCGGTTTACTACGTCAATTGTTGCGCCAATTTTGACAAATTGCGCGGCCC